TCTGGATTTAAAGCGTAGTGATCGCAGATCTTCTTTGCAGTGTTAGGACCAAACGAACCATCAGGTGCTGACCCTATCTTTTCTTGCAATGTCTTTAATGCTTCACTCATTACTTCTTACCTTTCAAAACTTTCTTCAGTTTTCTAGCTTGATTAGCATGAAGTTTAGAAGCTTTGTTCAAGCCCGTAATAACTTTTTTTACAGTAGCTCTTTTCTTTTTATTAATCATTTTATCTTCGCTTTCATAAATAAAACTAAGCCGTACACCGTAAGTGCAAAAACAGTAGCAACTCCTACGTCCAATAAATGTTCCCTCATATGATATATAAACTCAATCCCTGCTTGAACATCTCCTTGACTGGACATTGAATTAATCTCAACGTTCTTTGTACCAGTAAAGTTTTCTATAGTCTGTTCCATAACTACCTCTTTTATTCTTCCTTCAAATAGTAACCATTCTTCCAAAGATTTCTATCTTCACAATGGGAGACACGATGACCCTCTGAGTACCCGTGTGTGTGTTTTTTACCACATTTAGGGCAATCAAACGTAAAAAGATTGACCCCGTTTCTAGTTTCTTTTTTTGCGTAAACTGTGGGAATATTTTCCATAACTACCTCTTAAAGAACTTCTGTACACCCCTGACACCAAACGATGCAGAGATTGCAATTCCAAGGCTGTAAAAATACCAGTCTGGTGCTTTGGAAAGCTGTTCAAAACCACTATCTACCCAACCCTCAGTGCCTGGAACAAACGCCAAAACAAGCGGGATAGACAGGACAATTACGAACCACTCGTCTTTCCAACTCGATTGAGAGCCTTGCGCCATAATCCGCTCCCAGTCTGCGACTGAGGTTTCTTTACTCAGCATAATCTTAGCTTTGGCTTCGGCCTCAGTAAGTTTTAGTTTAGCATTCGCCGTCTGAGCCTGCGTTTTAGCATCAAGCCAACTACCCGCTAAACCCGCTATTGGTCCTATTATAGATTGTAACATTACTTTTCCTCCATCTGTATACTGGTCTTCTTGCTCTCAGCTTTTGCACTGTAAGCATTAAAACCCATAAAAGCCGCTACCACCCCGGAAGCCGCTATAACGTACACACTTGCTATATCTGTTATTAAACTTGCCGCTTTGTCAAATCCAAGCACTGAAGCGAGCAAGATAATAAACGGGTAGATCAACATCCCCATCAAAGCAAAACCTGTAAAACGACGCTCTGCATTGCGCTTTAAATCCCGGTCAATCATTTCCAAACGACGGTCTTCTAAGGCTATTTTATTCCACTCTGCTTTTTCTATAACACCATTTTTATTGGTATCGGCCTTATCAAACTCGGTCATCTCTTCGCCCTCGCATACGCAATTGCTATTCTTTTTTCCCGCGTGATTATAACAACTTTTCCTAATTTGTCATATATTATGTATTTTCCGCGAAATTCTCTAAATGTCACAACTCTATTTGAATACAAACTATTTTTGAGTTGTCGTTTGTTACAAGAACTTTAGCCTCATCTTTGGCTATTTCGCACACTTCTTTTTTAGTGTAGCTGCCAATATGATAGTGTTCAAATTCATTACCACTAGCTGTGCTAGTTGTTAATTGAACCCATAATAATACCCACATCTACCACCTACCTTGCTTGCTACCCCAAAGATAAAACAACCCAAACAATAAGGCGGCCCCTATACCAAATATAACAAACCCTATTGCAAAATTTATCAAAGCATCTACCTGCTCTTGTTTTCTATATAACTCATCTTTTCTCTGTTTACGCATTCTAGCCTCTATCGATAAAACTTCTTTCCAGGCACTTGGCCCATAGTTCCAAGAGATATGATCTTTTATCTCTTCTCTCATCTGTTCCATTTTTTTCTTGTTCGCAAAGATTTCTAAAGCAGTCTCTTCGTCAGACCCCTTAAACGTCTTTTTCCAGAACGGAGGATTCTTCTCCCGCTCTTCTATATTTGTGAAATCACTGAACGCCTTGCCCCAAGTGGAAAGTTGACTATTCATATCTTGAAGATCACGCCCGGCGGCAACTGCACCTTTAAGCGCTTTAAAAGCCCCTGTGGCCAAAGCTACGCAGGAAACCGGGTCCATGTTTTTTTATGCGTTAGTGAACCTACTGCCACGCAAGGCAGCGCCCATACCACGTTTTTTTCCGGTAGTGACTTTTGCTTTTGCTATATTAGGCGTAGCTTCTTCTTTTGCTTGTGCGTAAGGAATACTCCCCTGGCCTTTGATTTCAGCCTTATTGGTTGGAGTGGGAGCCGTGACCTGGCCGCGCATAATTTTTACTGAGGGCATTATTGTCTCCGTATCTGAAGTTGAGTCTGTAGTCGCATTATCTCACGTTCTCTACTAGCACGTAATTTTTCTTCCGCAAGTTCCGCTTGTTGTTGCAGTCTTACATTAAATTCACGAGCCCTTTCTGAAGCTTTTTCCTTATCAAGCTGTAACTCTGCTTGATCTTGGGCAATATTTGCTTGGACTTGTTGTTGACGTATCTGTAATTCTTTTTCTTTTAAACCAATAAGTGGGTCTGGTTGATTCTCTCCACTACCAGCAATTGTCATACTTAATTGACGCGCTGCTTGCAATTCTTCCGCAACAAATTGTGCTACAAGACCCTGCATCATTACCTCGACTTCATCATTCATTTGTTGTCCTGGAGCTAATTTTTGTAGTTCGGCCATAGCTCTTTCTTCTGCTTTTAGTTTAAGATGTTCTAGGACATGTTTTTGTAAACTAACCGCAACACCCGGAGCTTGTTGCACAATACCTGAAGCTCCAAACGTTAAATGCGCCATAACATGCGCGTCGTGATTTTGTCCAGGAAAAGCTCTCAACTGCAATTGTTCAAGAGAGTTTATATTTTCTTGAGCAGGATCAGTTGCCGTTTGTTCTGTTTCTATTTTTGGTTTTAATATTTTGTCTATGTCACGAACACCCAAAGCCTCATACATACGCCTAAAGGCTTCATAGGTATCGTGAAGTTCTGGAGCTTGTGCAGCTAACTGCATCTGCGTCTGAGCAAGTGCTATGCGTTGCGCTTGACTAAAGATATTTGGATTCGAAACCGGAACAACATCCACCCGGTCATCGAAATCACTCGCCATAATGGTTTCTTCACCACCCGCAACACTAAAAGGGTATTTTTGGGGCAAACTTTCACTCATTACACGAGCAAGAAGTTTAAACTCTTGTTTCATAGCGTAGTGCATCCGTTTATGCACAGCGCTCATTACACGAGCTCCTTGTTCCAACATCGCCACAGTAGTACCTACCGCCGCTTGTTGGTTCCCATCTCCAACTTTCATGTCAGTAATGGTCGCAAACCGTTGTCCTGCGTCAACTACAAAACCTAAGAGGTTGAAAAGTGTAGCGTCCGGACCTTTAAAGGGCAGCGGCATAAGACTATCACGAATAGCCCCACCAGGAGCATCCACATCGCGGAACTCACCTGGCTGAAGAGGATCACCGTCGTCTCGAATACGCAGTCCACGGGCTTTAAAACCCGCCGGGAGGTTGGAAAGCGTTCCAGCGTCGATCAACTGCCTCAGTGCCGCCGTGGCAGTCCGTGAAAGACCGCCAATCGTGTGAATTAAACCCAATCCATAGAAACCAAAGCCCGGTAAGAACTTAAAATGTACAAAATATTGTATTTTTCTTCTGTTTGCGTCTTCTTCATTCCAATTTCTTCTAATTGAAAGCACTTGACTGCTGTCTTCTGATATTGTGACAAGGTAAGGAAGCATTATTCCGGTCATCTCACCGTTTTCATCAACGTCTTCGTGACCTTCCAAGTCTAAATCAACGTGAAACTCTAATAAAGTAACGTCATAATCAATGTTTGACGGCATTTGACCGTCTATTTCGTCTTTATGCGTTGAAGCATCGGTAGTTGGCGCTTGTGAAGGATGTAATTCAACGTCTCTATAGAATCCGTTGACCTGTTGCTTTCTTACATCATTCCAAGGTTGCCGTATTACTTGAGCTAAAAAAGGAGACGTATCTAAATCATACGCATCATAGGGAACCACAAGGTTTTCCGCCGGAACAAACTTGCTTACAACCCTATCCAAATTAGAATCGTAGTAAACTTTTTTAAATGTGCTTCCCACAAGCGGTAAATAAAACAACATTTGGTCAAACTCAGGCGTGTACTCTTCCATGACGTTCGTAATGTAGTAGTTCATAAACTCTTTTACACGTCTACTTTGATCTTCTTTACCAGGAGTAATCTCCCCAAGAACTTGTGTTCTTACCGGCCCCTCTGGCGGCAGCATTTCATTAAAAGCTTGCGCCTGAAATTGAGTAGCGGCTTCTGATAACAACGGATGAGTAACGCCCGTTGCACCTCTAAAAGGCTCTGTACGTTCTGTATATTTAAACCCAAGTAAGTCTAACCCACTCGAGTAAGACTGTTCCCAATCTTCTCTTGAAGATTTTGCACTATCGTATTGACCCAATAAATCATTAGCAACAACTCCCAAATTACTTGGGTCCATGTTTTCTGCTAAATTAGCGTAAAAGTCATCGTCTCTTTCTTTTTCAGCCGCTTGTGGGTCAAAATCTACAATTACGCCCCCATCTTCGCCCGTCTCAATCTCTATACCATCCAAATTCTCTCTTTCCAGCATTTGTGTGCCGGGCAATTCAATGTCTAAATCATCCGTTAAACCCTGGATCTCAGGGTCATCATTCTCGCGCTCTACAAAAGATACGGAAGGATTACTTGGTGGTCGTGCCATATATTTTCTCCAAAACTAGCTATACATAACATGTTTTTTTTCAAATGCCTAGTTATACATAAGCCTTGCTGTTTCACTCAACGAACCTATTCCTTGAGGTACTTGTAGCGGCATACCGTATTTTTCAACCATTGACGGCGTTTGTAACTCTTTTACAACAGCATTTTTAACTTCTTCCTGCTGCGGAGCAAGTTCCGTGGGCCGTGGGACAGGTTTCTGAAAAAATGCAGGGTTGTTATAGAAAGACGCAGAATATACAGGATTTCTAGGCGCTACAGGTTGACTCATTACCAACGCTTCACGGTTTAAAGGTTGCGTGGTATACACATTCAACCCACCATGCGTTTGTAAATAGTCGCTTAACTTTGTTCCCTTGTCCGGATTGTTTGGATTATCAGAAGGATCAACCCGTCCGTCCGTCTCTAAAAACTGACGCATACCATAATTACCACCTAAATGAGCCATTGCCATCATACCACTTAATGTAACCGGTATGCCCTTAACTTGTTTACCAATAAAACGATCTAACCCATTATCGGCAATATAATCTAAGGTTTTTCTTTCAAACCAATCTTGAAATTTTTCTTGTAAATCAGGGTCTTTAAGAAAAGCTTCATTACTAAAAGATTGCCCCGTGTCTTTCTTAAAATCACCAATTGTTTTTGGCATGGCCTGTGACGCACCAAGGGCCCCGGTTCGATCATTTACCGCCTCAGTGTCTCCACCAAAACTTTCCGTTCCAAAAAGTGATTCCCGGTATTCTGATATAGTCCTTGCTTCACCGCCATCAGCAAACTGCTGTTTATTAAACAATTCCTTGTGTTTTCCTTCTTTGATTTCTCTCATCAAGTCTCCAGCGGCCTCTTGAATCTGTAAAACGGCTTCAAATTTTGGAACTTTTTGTTTTAATTCACCGCGATCACGTTGTACTTGGTAATCCCTAAATTTTATTACGTCAGGGGTTTCTCTACCATCTTCATTTGTTGTTTTTGTTATTCTTAATTGAAGATCAACACCGGGATTTGCTTCTTTCCAATCTTCTAAAGTCTCAAATTCTTTTCTCGGTCCATAATGAATGCCTTTGACTAAAACTCTACCGTCTTCAGCTTGATGATAACGACCTGTAATTGTTTCAAAGTCTTGTTCAAACATCTCCGCAAAATTTTCGTGCAAATTTTCAGGATAAGGATAAGAGCGTGCTTCCCCTTTTGTTCTGTCTACAAGGTCTACACGCTTTTGTTCCAACACTTTTGATAAAAAATCAAACGACTCTTGACCATATTTTTCTTTATAAAGAAAAGGGTATTTTTTAAAATGTTTTAAAACTTTTTCTAATCCACGGTGTCTATATTCATGCGCTTGCACTTCTGTTGCACTACTTCCTAGATATGGATCTATGCCCATCCTATCTGTCCCGGGAGAATAATGGTCCCCTGTGCGTTGTATATTGTTTGGGTTAAAACCCGGGAGTATGGTAAAAGCAACATCTGGATCAAAACCAAGGCGGGAAACATTGTCAGAAAGGACGTTTTGCATGTCGGCCTCATACTCAACATTTGCCAAAGATTCTATGCCCTCAATGACAGGCCCTTTGTCTGGATCACCCATATAAGAGGCAAAATTCGCCTGTGATCTGTCTTCTCTTGAGGGAGGAAAATTAAAATCATTTAGGTTTACACCACCGCCTTCAGCAAACTGCTGATAAGTGCCAATGCCCCGTGGGCCGCGATACATGTTCCGGGCTACGTTGTTTAAAGACGCGATGCCCTCAACAGGACCGCCCATAGCCTTTTTATCGGTTCTTCTAAAAAACCCCTCTCTCATAGGAGGAAAATTAAATGAATCCCGCAAAGGTTCATCCGACCTGTCAAATTCCGGCGTATCTGGTTTTGCGGCAAAATTGTAATTAGAAGTGGGACGATCAAATTCATCAAATCGCCCTTGTTTAGAAGAAGCCTTTGGTCTTATAACTCTATTTTTAAAATCCAGTTCAGAATATGACAAATAACCTTTGGAATTAGATTTTAAACCCTCAGTATTAATTAAAGCAGGAGATTGAAAATCAGTTAATGGAAGATTATTTTCAAACAATTTAATAACTATTGGAATTTCAGGTAAATCCATTTGTAAGGCAGCATGAAGTCGATGGTGGCCTTCATTCAATAAAACCTCGCCAGTTTCTTTACTAACGCCAATTATAACAGGTTCTTTGAGGCCATCGTTATGAATGCTTTCCCTAAGTGTTTCCTGCCCAGATTCAGCAAATTCTCTAATGTCTGTGGACATAGGGTCGTAAAAATCTTCGCCCGCTCTTTGATAGGTACTTACATTGTATTTTATACTATTTCCACGCGGGATTAAATTGTTTATTTCTTTAGTGCTAATGTACTCAACTTTTGGATTATCAAAAGCTCGTCTCGGGGAACTAATGTTATTTTTCTCTGCATATCGAATAACATTTTTATTTATTTCATTAGCACTTTCTTTTGCTATCTTACCGTCCTCTATTATATCTTCGATATTTTTATCATTTATTTTTTTTTCGTTTGTTTTTAAGAAATCATCTGCAAAATCAGCTTTGCGATTATCAAACCTTTCAACAATACCAATTGCATTGGGATCGGCATTGCCGGAAATAGAACGTAAATAACCTTCATATTCCGCGTCAAAAATAGCTTCTTGCGGGGTATCAACGTAATCAACAGGCTCAACGTTGTGAACCTTTTTAATATAATCTTCATACGAAAGAGGTTCACCAGTTAAACCGCGAACAAGTTTTTCAGATAGAGGCATTTTTGTTTCAAAACTCTTAAATCCCTCCCCGTCATCAACCATTTTTAAAGGGACATTAGGAAGAGGCATTGAAATAGGGCCAAGATTTACCTCTGTATAATCCTCTATGAAAATTTTTGCATAAGGATACT